TCTTGTGGCAAAATATACAACTAACTTCCATCACTGTAAGGCCGATGAGATGTTCATATACGATCGTGCTCTTACACAGGAGGAGATCACTGAATCGTACAATGCAGGCACAGGATTATCATACCCATTCACACCCACCGCAACAGCAACTCCTAAATTCAAAGTAAAGTATGACGCTTTACTTGATGACATACGTGAGTATGACCAGGTACAGAAATTACAATTCATTGATGACGTAACTATTACAGATATAGCTGATAACCAAATAATACAATGGGATAATGATAACAGTGTTTGGGTTAATAAACATAAAAACATTGGTGTGGTAACGACAGTCACTGAGGATTACGACGTGTTGGTATCAGACGAATCAATATACTTAGACGCTACCAGCAATACTGTTACTGCTACGCTTCCAGCTGATCCAGTGACAGGAACTAAATTTTATATTAAATGTACTAACGACACTAACGCTTGTGATGTTGACCCTAACGGTAAGAACATTGATGGCGATGGTGCGAACTTCACACTTATAGAGGATGAAAGCATCGGGATAAAGTACGATGGAACTCAATGGGAGATTGAATAACGATGACACAACTAAGAAACTTAACAATATCAAACCCAGTAGATGCTAACGATAACGTGAAGGTATCAGCACAAGATAGTGCAGGTGCATACTTAGACTTAGCTACTGAGACTAAACAGGATGCAATATTAACAGAGTTACAAGGTAAGGCTGACTTAGATGAAACTCAACCAGTGTCAGCTGCATCGTTGCCATTACCAGCTGGGGCTTCAACCTCAGCAAAACAACTAGCTGACAATCATCAGGTAACAGTATCAACAATCACAGACACATCGCTTTTGGTTGCTACACCATTCGAAGTAAACGTATCTAAAGGCTTAATCTCAGGACACTCATTCGTATCAAAGTTTGGTCAAAACGAATCAATCGGTACTGGTGCATTTGAAGATATTTGGGATGGTGGTGGAACATACACTTATCCTGCTGATAGCACCGCACCGATTACACATATTTATTCTACAGCTGCTGGTGATACACAACAATATGAGGTACAGGGTCTTGATATTAATGGAGACTTGGTAGTGCAAAATGTAACAGCTACTGGGACTACTGTGTCAATTTTGACAACAGCATTATGGCGAGTGTTCAGAATTAAGAATATTGGTACTACTGATAACGCAGGAGTAATCCACGCTAGTGATGCTGGTAAAGCAGTGAGCTACGCACAGATTGGAATAGGTAACAACCAAACATTGATGGCACTATATACAATACCAAACGGGAAGACTGGTTATTTATGTTGTGGCGGTGCTAGTATGGTTGGATTAACTAGAGCTTATTCAATTGATGGTCATTTCTATATGAGATCATTCGGTGGTGTATTCCAGTTAAAGAACACGTTTGGGTTATCTAGTGATGGATCTAGCTCATTTGAACATACTTACAAATATCCTTTACCGATAGCAGGTAAAACTGATATTAGAGTTCGTGCAGTGAGCAGTGCTGCTAATGGTGTACTGAACGCGACGTTCGATATATTATTAGTTGACAACTAAGTGAGGTGATTACGATTAAAAAAGAAATAAATAAATTTAAACAATCACAAAATGGTGTCACCTACTCCACTAAGGAGCTGATTGGAGCACTGCACACCAAGGTAGACAACATCAGAGAAAAGATGGCAACAAAAGAGTATGTGAATACTTTATTTGGACTACTATTGATGCTCATAGGAGCGTTAGCCAGTTACGTGTTCTACGCATAGTGACACTGGTTTTAAAAAGATTTTTTACAATAATTAATTAAGAGGGATAAGATGACAGAGAGTTTAAGCAGAAATTTAAATACAAATCCTATATCGTTTTGTTTCCAAACTGAGATGATCAACTATAACGTAGTTGAGGTTAAAGGGGAGAAGCAGCACTTCGTTACTGGGTATATTTCTGTGCCTGATATTGATACTTATAATGACGTTGTAACTGAGAAGGCATTTAAATCAATGCTTAGACAGATCAACGAATCAACTATTACATTAGACTATGAGCACGAGGCATGGAGAGATGATCACACGATTCTACCAGTAGGTAAGATTGTTGAGGCTAAAATCGATGATCGGGGTCTATGGGTAAAGGCAGTACTTAACACGCACAGTCCTAAATTCAAAAACCTATGGGGTAGTATAAAAGGTGGATTTGTAAACGCATTTTCAATCGCATTCAAGCCACTTAAAGCTCTAAAGAAATTTATTGATGGAGCTGAAGTAAGGATTCTTGACGATTTAGAATTATTGAACGTTGCACTTACTGGAGCACCAGTAAACAAAGGTGCAAAGATTACTGACTTTGGTATGAAGTCGGTTGTACTAAAAGCAATAGAACATATTGAGGAAGATAAAATGAGTGAAGAAGTTAAACAAGAAGCAGTAGCTCCTGTAGTTGAGGAAGCTCCTAAAGTAGAGGAAGCTCCTGTAGTAGAGGAAGCTAAAGAAGAAGCTAAGGTAGAAGAGAAGTCAGACGTTAATGAAGCACTGGCTGAACTGAAAGCTTTAGTAGAAAAGCAAAAAGAAGCTAACGAGAAATTGGGAGCTGAATTAAAATCATTAAAGGAACATAACGTTTTCAAAAGTCCAGTTTCTGCTGAAACTAAAAGTGAACCAGTAGAAGAAAAAAGCATTGACATGCTTGGATTAGTAAGATAACTGAGGAAATAAAATGAGTGAAGGAAATTACGCAATATCTTTTTTGAACACACCAAACCATACTGTTTACAGTAATCCAATGGGAGTTCAAATGAAAGGACAATATGGTGGAGCAACAACAGTTAAAGAACTGAACACTGCCCATCAAGGAATCATGTTAAAAGCTCTTAACACACAAACAGGTGGAGCTGGAACAGCAGGTTATGCTCTTGTACCTATTTTTGTAGACCCAAGAGTTGTTGACACAACTAGAAAGTTTACTCCATTAGTAGAACTAGTACCAAGAGTAACTAATAAAGGAATGTACGCAGACTACAACCAAATCACAGCAAAAGGTGGCGGATTTGTTGCAGCTGAAGACGGTGCATTATCTGAGACAACTACAACTTACGATAGACAATCAACTCCTATCAAATTCTTATACGCTGTTGGAAGAGTAACAGGACCAGCTATTGCAGCTATACCGAGTTACATCTTAGGTGGACTAGATGCTAACGGATCAGGTGCTGGAAACAACGGTTCATTTATGGATCAAGCATCTACTAACGCAAAACAGATGGAAGTACTTGTTAAAACAAGAGAAATCAGAGAGTTAGAAGAAAACTTAATCATCAACGGTGACGCATCAACTACAGCTGAAGAGTTCTCAGGAATCATAAAGCTAATGGGTGCAACTAACACAGTTGATAAGAACACAGCAGCTCTTGCACTAGCAGATATCGATACTGCGATTAAAAACGCATTCGATGACGGTGGAAGACCTAACCTAGCGGTATGTTCATCAGGAGTTTATACAGACTTACTTGGTTTACTAACTGCAAAGATCGGATATTTACAACCAGTTCAAGAAGTATTCTGGGGATTCTCAACAATTGTAGTAAATACAATGGTTGGACAAGTTCCAGTAATACCTTCAATGTTCATGAGTAACGTATCAGGTTCAAAGGCTATGTACTTCTTAGACATGTCAGTAGTTGAAATGAGAGTTTTACAAGACTTAACTTACGAAGAGCTTGCCAAAACAAACGATTCAGAAAAGTTTATGCTTAAAGTTTACGAAACATTAATCATAAAGAACACTTCTTTCTGTGCTAGTATCACAGAGATTAGTGCATAATTGAGGTAATTAGAAAATGGCAGCAATTTTATTAAGTGCGTGTACATACACAATTGACCCACAAGTTGGATTTAATGTATACACAATCGTAACACCTGCAACAGCAGATGACGCAGACACAATTGATGTAAGTTCAATCATAGACGGTGCAAAGATCGTATCAGCAAGATGTACAGCAGCTACAGACGGTAATTTGCCAGTAGCTACTATTACTGAAGCTGGAGTTTTAACAATTCCAGGATCAACTGATAACGAAGCAAGAACTATCTATGTATTGGGTAAGTTATAATTTTTTTTTATTATTATTTTTTTATTATTTTTTATTGAGAGGAAAAACAAATGGCAACAAACGTAAACGTAAACGCAGAACAAATTGCAGAAAATGGATTATCTAGTAGAACAGGTTTAAAACTTGGTTTCATTGATAGTGGAGCTAAAGCAGCACAGAACGATACTTGGACAGTTAAAAATGTTAAAGAAGTTATATGGGCTAGCCTTACTATTGACGCATCAGGTGCGGCAGAACCATATACAATATCAGGTGCAACTATCACACTAACTAGTGCGACAGCAACACCAGCATCAGGATTCATACTATACAGATAGGTGATTAAATGGTTTTAACGGCACTAAACTTGAGCAAGAAATCTGTAGTACAAGACAAAGAAGAAGTAGAAGTAAGATTTGACGAAGAAGGTAAGGGCTATCTATTTAGACCTAACAAGCACAAAAAAGAGGAGCAAGTAAAACTTAAAGCTGAAAAGAAACCAGCAGAAGATAAAAAAGCTCCTGTATCAAAAACAGCAAAAAAGAAAAGATTATTTTGAGGATTATTAAATGGCATTTTGCACAGTAGACGAAGTTAAAACGGCAATCAATTTTCCTAGTACTGGTGCTCCTATATCGGACGCAGCTATACTTGGATTTATATTAGACGCTCAGGAAGAAATTGAAGATATCTATAAAACTATGTTTGGTAATATAGAAGAATCAGGAACAGCCGACGGCGATTATTCAACAACAACTTTGTCTGATAGCAATCTGACTATGACATCCAACGAATATATCGGGTATGTGTTATGGATTCACGACGGTACAAACGAAGGTGAGTACCGAGAGATAATATCAAACACAACCGATAAAATTACAGTATCACCAGCCTTTACGGCTGCGACTGATGCGACATCACAATACAGAATCACAAAACTTGGTTACATTAGTGAGACGGTTGATGGTAATGGTAACGATACAATGTTCGTGAAATACCAACCACTAATTACGCTTAACGCATTAACTATTGATTCGACATCGGTGACAACATCGAACGTATATCAGTATGTGAACTCAGGTAAACTTGTGCTATCAACATCAGCCGAGGTACAGTATTTTTCTAATACTAATCCCCAACTAGTTGATATGAAATATGTGTACGGTGTTTACCCATTACCTAGAACCATACAACGATTATGTGTTTGCATAGCTGGTATTAGAACACTAGTTGCACAGATTGCAGGAACATACGACGACTTTACGAGCGTATCATTACCAGCAGGTTTTAACGCATCAAAAGGAGAGCCGTACCAAAACATTAAATCATCACTTGATTATCTACAAGGAGAAGCAAGAGGAATAATATACGGCACACAATCAACAGGCCAAGTAAGTGCAGACTTTAGAACTGGATCGTCATATAGACCTTTCACACTATTTGGGTGATTGACGTGGTTCAGAATGTTCTCACAGCCGACGACTTTGATCGTATCTTGGATGATTATGCAGGATCAGTAGTTTCACACACCCCAGTAACTAAAACGACTAGCAATAAATCTGGTAAAGAAACTCTATCCGATGGTACAGCGGCAAACATCAAATGTTATTTCATGCGAACAGGACAGAACTGGGATTATGTTAAGGCTGGTTTTATTGAACGTGGTGCAGCAGTAATATTAGCGAAGTATGCTGATAGTGTAGCGATGAACGATAAGATCACATTTAAGGGCGTAGTCTATAGGGTAAGAGAGCGTTTTGATGTACCAGGCGTGTTTGACTCCACAGGAGCTAACACAACATATACGTACACTGCGTGTAATCTCTTCTTAGAAGAATGAAAGCAACGGTAGACGAATCCCAATGGGAAGAGGCGATGCAAGGAATTGCGTTTGACCTACAAGAAGCATTCAAGGATAAACTTACCAAAGAGCATGGTAAGGACACGGGAACATTACAATCAGGTATCAGGGGTAAAGTAAGCAACGATACTATTATTATTTCTATGCCAGAGTACGGTCAGAACTTAGAGTTCGGCACACCACCACATGACGTTAACCCAGATGATTTAGAGGGATGGATTTCTAGAAAGTGGCTGAGTGAATGGAAGCCATCAGACAAAAGCTTTTACTCTAGCAAATCAGTTAGGCGTGAAGAAGTTATCGCAAGGTTAGCCAAAACACTGGCTAATCACATAAGGAAGTTTGGTACTAAGTCGTTTCCGTTTGTAAGGGACACAATGAACCGTGATGCCGAGAAAATAATAGAGAGAAACTTCCAATCAGCGTTTAAGTGACACTGGTTTTAAAAAGATTTTTTACATTAAAAATACTATATAGCATCGTTTAAAATTCAAGAGAGTTGAGGTGGCTGAATGAGTATGGTAAGCATTGTAAACATAAAAGAAGAACTATTAAACTTTTTGCGTAACGCAGATATAATTTCTACTACTGATCGTAGTGTAACAACTACAACAGATGAATTTGATGGTGATAATATAGAGACAGTATTCACACTAACAAACAGCAACGCAAAGAACATAAGAGCAGTTACGGTTGGTGGAGTCGCCCAATCATTTGGTACAGACTACACTATAGATTTAGATAATGCTAAAGTAACATTCACAGTTGCACCAGCTTCAGGTACTGATAATGTAGATATACAGTATGACTATGGTAACACGGATAGAATTTTTCCTGACTTCCCAGACCCATACCTAAAGCTAAATCAGTTTCCTAGAATAGCGATGGAACTTATCACAGGGAGTTCTAAAGACTTTGCAGTCGGAGGAGGACCAATACAATCAAGCTACGTGCTTAGTATAGTATGTTATGATAGTGATCAAGATAATGTTGATGCGATGATTGCATCAATTAGGTCTGTTATGCAGGCTAATAAAAAGAACTTTTACTATAGTCCTTATTTACAGATAGACGTTATGAGTCCGATCATACCATCACCGTTCGGACAAAATAAAATAATGCAACGTAGTCAGGATTATAGAATCGAGTACATATGCGAGGGATAAAATATGGCATGTTTTTCAGACAAGAATAGAACAATTTTAATAGGAAAGGAGTCCACTTTTGGGACACCAGTAACGACAGATAAAGATATTGGTTTAGTACAATCTATGCCAGTAGAGTTTAGCAATAATACAGAGAATCATTATGGTATTGGTAACCAGTTAGCACAGACATCATCTGCTGGCAACTTTGATGCAACAGCAAGTCCAAGTTATTTATTTCAGCATGGTAGATTACTAGAAGCATTCATTGGTCAGTCATCCGACGCAGAAACTACAGGAGACTACAAACACACATTACTTTCTACAGCTGATTTACCAGAGGATAGTTATTCATTTACAATGGAGTCAGCTCTTAACGGATCAACTGATTACGTACATTTAATTGCAGGATGTAAAGTTAACAGCTTAACATTTAACTTAGCTAATCCAGGAAACTTAACAGTGGACGCTGAAATATTTGGTAGTACGGAAGACGCGTCAGATGCAACAGCAACTACACCAGTATTAAGTTCATTAGGAGTTATGCCACATTTCTTTGCAACAATTTCATTTGGTGCACAGGGTGCAGAAGTTGAGCAAGACACAGTACAATCACTGAGCATTACAATGAGTAGAAGTATTGATACTGCAATTGGTAAAGCAATTGGTAGACGAACTAACGAATGCTTGAAAGATCAAAACCTAGATGTGTCATTTGATTTTACAATGAGGTTTAAAGACTTTGTATCATACCAAAGATTCTTAGGTGGTACATCACAGTCAACTGGAACACCTGATGATAGTGCATTAGTAGTACAAATTACTAACGGCGTAACATTGGGATCAGGAAGGACAGAGGTATACTTTGATCTGAGAGGAGTACAATTACAATCTTATAACGAGAGCACTGACATTAACAGCGTAGTAGAAGCATCCTTCACGGGAACAGCTAGAAACATTTACGAATGCTACACAGTTGATGATATAGCCTCTTACTTCTAAGGGTGAACAATATGAACGAGACAATTAAATTTTTAGACGAAACAACAAAAGAGTTTGCTGTGAAGCCACTAAGTTATAGGGCAACACAAGAAATAATGACAAAGTGTGCAGAAACAAAAATGTCAGGAATGCAAGACGGTAAGATTGACATCTTTGGTTTGCAAGTGATGGCAATTGAACGAGCTATACCAGGTTTGAATACTGATTTGATCAGTAAACAAGAAGGTGACAGGTTGTTCAGTACTCATTGTGCTAAAGCATTTAACATTGAGGCAGACGAAAAAAACTCCAAGACCACATCAGACGAACAATAGTATTTGATCAGAGAACACCCAGCATAGAAATAGCTGGTGTGGTTAATGAGTTCATACTGCTTGATATTGGATTGTCAATAAATGACATTGACAATATTGATGCAGTAAGGGCTAATAGACTATTAACACTTCACAGGGCAATCAAAGAAAAAGAAAGCCTAGAAATGAAGAAAAGTAAAGCAAAACAAAAGAACAGAAGATAAAATGGCATTAACATTCGACGTAGAGCTACGATTTCCAAACGTGAACGACCTAAAGAAACAGATTGAATCAGCAGTAAGTGATGCTTTCAAAGGTAAGAGCACAGGAGGATCAGGTAGTGTAAAGAAAAAAGGCGACACAGATAGTAAGAACCTTGCAGGGTTAGCCGTGTTAGGTGGTGTAGTAGCAGGATTAATGAACAGCCTAGTCGGATCAAGTCAAGCCATACAAAACATTTTAAAAATAGTTGGTACTATGATCGATCAGATCGTTGGACCATTCGTACCGATCATCGTAAATTTGATGAAACCTCTTTTTACGCTCCTGATGATATTAGGAGCATTTATGATCAAGTTTTTTAAAGACCCTGTAAAAGCTATAGGCGATGCCTTTGCATCAGCTTGGAAGCTAATAACACAGGGAACGGAAAGCGAGAAACGTGGTGCAGTTAGTGCAGGTTCAGCAGGACTAGGTGCAGCAGTAGGTGGTGTTGTTGGTGGATTACCAGGAGCAGCAATAGGTGCATTAGTATTACCACTACTAACTGATATTGCGTGGGACTTCGGAAAGTGGCTAGCACTTAGAGTTGGCGAGTGGATGAGTGACATGAAAGTGGCATTCAAAAACATTGGAACAGGATTAACAAAAGTAATAGACGGGTTTGCTGAAGGTGACGCAGGTAAAGTTCTAGCGGGGTATACTCAGGCATGGAATGCTTCCATTGATGTGATGGCAGGAACTATGCAACTGGCAGTAGACGCATTTAATGATTTCGCAATTAATAACCTAGAGTTTGCTGAGGAGTTACTAGACATTGATTTAGGCGAAGTAAAGACAGGATTGCAAAACGTAACTAATGGCTTTGTAAAACTAGCAGAAGGAGTATTGAAAGCAGACATACCAACAATAACAGATGCGTTGAATGATATCGGTATTGGTATTGTTCGAATGACAAAACAAGCATTAGAATTGTTTGGTGTTAACGTGAACGAACTTAATGCAGACATAACAATCGCATTGATTAAGTTCGGACTGTTCTGGGTAGATTTCTGGAATGGCGTTAAGAATATGCTTAACGGCTTATTGCTTTTCTTGGAGGATATTGTGTCAAAAGCAACATACGGAGGCTATCGACCTGACCTTGGTGGTAAAGCTGTTACTTATGGTAGAGGAGCAGTAGACTTTGATTCACTAAGAGAAAGTATGGTGACTAACAACGTGACAGTTAATATTAACGGACCAATAACATCAGGTGACGCACCTGATCCAGAGATGGATTCGATAGCAAAGCTATTGAAATTAAAATAGGTGATTAGATGGGAAGTATGGTTAATTATTTCAAGATACACAACGGCACAGTTGGTATCACATTTTATATTGCAAAAAACTTTGTAGATAACATACAGGTAAACTCAATAAACTTGAGCCAACCAAACAACACAGCAGAGTCAGCATTCACTGCTAACATGGGAGGTTTCAAACGTACAGTTAGTTTTAATTTCTTTCTGAGAAATGATGGGACTGATAAAGGCTACACAGTATCAGATGGCTTACCAGTTGATGATACAACTACTGCAATTGAGCAGTGGGATTATTTGATGGATAACGTTTGCCAAAACAGTGGTAGTGATATTTACAAAACTAAATACACAGTACAAGTTTATAGAGGAGCTGACGAGACAACACCAAAAACATATACAGGTACACTTGATTTCATGAGAGTAGCACCACTTGACGGTGAGGCTGAAGTGCGAGGATCACTAACACTTAGTATAGGGCAAAATTTCTTTACAGATTAAAATGGCAGCTAGAACGTTTCAAGATGGTGTAAGAGTATTACAGAGTCATATCGTGTGGTCTGATTCACAACAGATTGATTTTGTTACATTTAATGTACCGTTCAACACAGCAGTTGATATTGGTGATCTGATCACGTTCAAAGACATAGCAGGGACAACGGCATTCGTTGGTAGAGTTGACACCATCAAGATAGATGCTGTTAAAATAGTTAAAGTACTAGATACTAGTGCAGAACTTAGGGAAGTAGTCGTGAACGACGTATGGAATAGCATGTCACCTGAAGCAATCATAGAGGAGATAATAAACGACTATTCCACTATGACTTATAGTAGTACAGTTTCCACTGGGCTAATCATACCAAAGTACGTAGCAAAAGATAAACGAGCTATAGACATCATTAAAGATTTGTTAGATTATTTTTTTGGTAACTACCGTACTGATATTAATCAAAACTTTATTGTAGAAATTAAAGAAACTAACCTATCAAGTAAATCAATTGATAGTCAGAACGCAGTATTAAAAAACGAGTGGCTAGATAACGGTGAGGATATAATAAACTCAATCGTATTAATTGGTGACAACCAACGGTTTGACACCGAAGAAGCGTTTGATGGTACTGGTGCAGAGGATGAGTTTACGCTTAATGAAAAACCAATAGACGTAAAAGTACTAGTTGGTGGCACAGAGCAAGTTGGTGAGGTTGAGGACTTCACCACAGGAGACTACAAAGTTGATCGTGACAATAGACTGATCACATTTAATTCAGGTTCAATACCAGGCGTTGGTACTGGTAATGTAGTAATACAATATTCATATGAAGTGCCAGTAAAAGTTAGGCACAAAGAACCTACTAGTATTGCAACGCACGGTCTGAAAGAAACAAAGATAGAAAAAAAGTATATTAACAAATACGCTGACGCAAGAGAGTACGCTAGAAACTTTCTAAAGATCAGTGCATTTAATCAATTAAGTTCTAAGTGGATCATAAAAGACCCATTAGATTTTCAAGATTATAACGTGAACGAAAGACTAACTGTGACTGATTCAATCAGGTCGGTGTCTGGTGAGTTCATCATAAGGAAAGTAATTAAAATGTACCCTGGTAATACTACGGTGCACGTTGGATATCAATCAGTGGACATACTAGACTGGCTAGAAGAAGCACGGTATAGGATAGCACAACTGGAAGAGAAGGATAACAACGGAACAATCATACAGGATTATGACTTAGTGACTCAGGATTTGAGGATGTGTACATCGTCAAGAGTTAGTAGGCTTCAAGAACAAGACAAAGCAAACAATTTTTATTTAAGTGATCCAGAAAACGGGTTGCTAACAAGTGCTCCTACTTCATACGCCGTAAAGCTGAGTAGTTCAGGAGCAGGATGGAGTGATATTTAATGGTAGTTACAGACACAGCACAAGATGATATTAGAGACGACGCTATTGCATACATCCAAAGCACATTCACACACATCGCAGTAGGCGACGATAATACGACGCCTGTTGGTGGTGATACTACGCTTGGTAACGAGCTTAAACGTGAAGTGTTTGTTGAGACTAGTGGTCCAACTAATGGAGTGTACGTGATGAGCATGAGATTAAGCACAACAGAGCTAAATGGTAGCACTATAAAAGAAGTAGGTATTTTTGATGCCTCTTCAGGTGGTACAATGTTATGTAGACTGTTAACTACTGAATATGCAAAGACAAGCGACAAAGAAGTTTGGATTGATGTGCAATTCCAAATAGCAACAGGTACTTTTGCCTGTGTACTAGGGTGATTATAATTACAGCAAGAAACACAAAATTAGGAGGCTCTGATTTTACTGACGAGCGATTAGACACAACAGATTTAAACGACACGTTTGACGCAACTATAGAACTAGCACAAAACAGCGGCGACTTTGGTACGCATAATTTGTTTATGAATCAAGATGCGTTTGTAGGATTCAACAATGATACTCTACAGATTGTTGATCAGTTCATTAACGATGGTACTAACACTATTAGCACAATGACTGATAGGCAACCGAACGCTAGTAATAATAGATTACTGGCTTACGCCGACGCAACAGATACTTATCGTAGTGTAATTTTCAATACTAGCGATACAGTTAATAGCGGAGTATTATTTCATGATTATGAAGTATTCACTAAGGACGGTACATTGTTTGGTGCATCACGAGTAGGTGCAGCTGGTACTACTGATGGTGATACGTTCAACGAAGGCGATGTAACTAGGGCGATATGTTCGATTTATGTTACAAAAACAGATAGCAGTGATGCATTAAGAGTGAACTTGTATGATGGCTCAACGACAGTTACATTAATTGATTTCAGTGATGTTGATTTGTATGTGCCAAAGTTTGGTGACACTTACGAGATGCAGGGATTTTGTATATTCGATTTTCTTGACGGTGATAAAGTAATGACTACAGTTTGTTTGAAGATCGTTAACACTACAGGTGGAGATAACATAATTTACAACTTAACACAAACTAAGATTGCTGATGTGAGTTCTTTAGGTGCTACTAATCATAGATTCCAAATACAGAACGTAGTTAGTACAGCCGCTTGGATTTATACAGACGTGTTTGCTTATTACAAACCAGCAACATCATACACTAGTAGTGTAGCATTAAAGCTTACTGCTGATGGTACAAACTTTGAAACTGTTACTGATAAGACAATACATACTTTTAGTAACACTGGCAGTAAACTAGGCGTTGAAGCTACCTATACAATTAATTCTGGTGAAGTTGTGATCCAGAAATCAATGATAGCAAGGAGGATGAGTTAGATGGCAATTAGAAATATTTTATTAGGAGGTAGTTCCGATTGGAACAGAAACGAAATACAGTTAGCAGAAGATTTAAACGATACATTCGATGCAGCTGCATCATTAATTACTGGCGAGGACTTGTGGGATAGAACTGGTACAGATACAACATTAAAGAACACTGGAGATAACGTAGGAATTGGAACTACTAGTCCAGATGAAAAGCTTCATATTGTAGGTGATGTTAATGCAGGTTTTGGTTTGAAGATCGAGAACACAAATGCAGGTGGATCGGCTGCTGCTAACTTGTGGTTGTATGACGATACTGGTAATTCAAGAATATATCACACGGGTGGTAAACTTAATGTACGAAATGAGTTCACAGGCGGTGACATATCATTAAGGACAACTAATGGTGAGAATCTAGTAATTGATGGTGCTACTGGTAACGTAGGGATAGGTACAACTAGTCCAGGAGCTAAGTTGGAATTAGAGTTCACATCAGGCATAGGGTTATTACTAACTAATAATGGTGGTAGCGATAACTGTTTCAATATAGACCAAGACAGGCTTAACCACGGCTCAAGCCAAGATTGGAATACTGCACAAATTGTTAGAACTAACATTGGATCAAGTACGGGAGTTACAACAGGAGCGTTATTATACTTAGAGAATGAGTTCACTAAGTCAGATACACACGCTGATAACACTACAATATTAGAGATGGTACAACATGCTGACGCAACTGGTGCATTGATTAGTTTATCGTCCCCCGATATTGAAGTAATAGATTTCGATGCGTGTACTGATGGTGGAACATCTCACACAACAGTAGCAGGATCACTGAAGGTTCAGATGCCTGATGGTACAACTGGATATATTAATTTTTACACATAGGTAATTAAAAAATGACAAACGAGACACAAGTAAAAATAAACAAACATTATATCAACGAAACAATAAAGTATCTAGCGACTAAGCCTTATCAAGAGGTTTTTAAATTGATACCAGCACTACAAACAACAGAAGACATAAAAGATGGAAAACTGGCTAAAAAATCTAATAAGAAAAATTAGGCAACAGGATTTAGTTGACAATCTGTTGTTTGAAATTGACCAGACATTGAAGACGTATGAACTACTTAAAGAGCAAAATGATAAACAAACGCAAGAGCTTAACGATATAATCAAATCATATCTAGTTGAGATTGATGCAAGAAAGAAATCAGCTGAGTACCTTGAAGTAGACAACAAACAATTGAAACTGGCAATAGAAAAGGCAGAGTTAACTATAGTTAACTTAACTGCACAGATTAAAAATCTAAACGAAGAAAGCAACAGAGCACTGTACGACTACTGGTATAACAAATACCCCAAAACACATATACATTTACATTATGGGTATAGCGTGAGGGAGTTCGCAAGAACTAATAACGATAAAGTACCTAAGTTGGTTGGCAACAATTACGACGGTATAATGAACAAAACGCTAAAGCATGTCATTAAATTCATGACGTATGTCGCAGACGAAAAAGAGAACTGGCAGACGGCTAATGAAACAATGATTAGGAAGAAGGGTGATTGTGAAGAGGGTGCAATTCTTATGTACGCTATAGCTGTAAAGTCAGGAGTGCCTAAAGAACGTTTAAGAATTAATGCAGGTGATGTAACATACAAAGGTGGACGATCAGGACATTGTTATTTGTCGTACCTTAGAGAATCAGACAACGAATGGTATGTTATGGATTGGTGTTACTGGCCAAAGGAAAGTATAGACTTTAAGAAGTCATGGGATGACGCTAAAAACTATTTCGGTATTTGGTACTCATTCAATCAGGATTATGTTTGGTTAAAACCAGACTACAAAGGAGAATTTTAAAATGGAAGAAAAATGGTATAAATCAAGAAGAATATGGAGTGCACTATTAACATTTATAGTAATATCTAGCATGGGTGCATACCCAGATCAGTATGTGTTGATTAGTCAGCTAGGCTTGTCAATTGCAGCGATGTTAGGATTAAACAGCTGGATAATGCCTAAGAAATAAAACTTAATGGTGTGAGACATCTTCGTCTCGTTCTCTGTCTCACACCATCCTTATTGTTCTACGACACCGTCGTATCTTTTACATTTTGGGCAAGCTTTTGGTTTTCTGTCAGTACGACTCATCCAACTATGCTTGCATTTACTACATCTTAACATCATTTTGTTCGCACCTTACCCATCTCCAGATCCATCTCCAGATCCATCCCCAGATCCATATCCATATCCATATCCAGGTCCATATCCAGATCCAGATCCAGCTCCATCTCCAGCTCCATATCCATCTCCAGACCCAGCTCCATCTCTATATCCATATCCATCACCATCTCCATATCCATATCCAAATCCATCACCATATCCAAATCCAGTAAAATCTATTTTTGCCATTTTGGTAAATTAATTATGAACTCTTTAGCTTCGGTAGTTGTAGGTATAACTTCTATTATTTCTTTTAGTATTATTTTATTAACAGGTTGACAAAACTTACAATTCTCTGGTGTTTTACATGCTTGGCTAGCCACATCACTTAAACTATTTGCACCATCCCAATACCAAATTCTTATAGCATCCTCTACAGTACCCTCTTTACCTTTTGTTTTTGTGTCATACCATCCTGCAAATACTCCAGCTGAGTATGTTCTGACAATACACCATGTCAACCCCTTCTTTGTTTTAGGATATGTATATCCTTTTTTCTCGTCCCCTTTAGGAACGTATGTTTTTCCATCTATTTTAATTTCCATTTTTTTCATCATCGCACCTTTTTTCTTTACTTATTACCCATAGTAGTGCATCTAACCACGCTTGTATTTCTTCAAGATCATATATTTTTCCAGTCTCATCAGAATCCCATAATTTATATAACTCATTGCGTTTGTTTAGAATCTCTTCTTCACTCTTCATCGTCGCACCTTAGTTCTTCATACCTCAGTTTAACACCACAAAACGGACAATATTTAGGATAACATTGAATGTTCCAAACTAAGTCTTGTATTTTACTTTGATGATAAAAACCGTCTTTACAACATCTTAAATCTTTAAGTTTCATCGTCTACCACCAAATTCTTCTGAGCCAGGTAAATCAAAACCGTCATCTAGTTTCTGTAATATTGCTCCTGCCACTAATATCATAGTCATCCTATTCTTCTGTGGTAGATCAAAAAAATCAACCTTACATGAATCTTGTGTATTCCATCCAACTTGTTTTGCATAATCTTCATATTTTTCGTGCATGAATTTAGCAAGTTGTTCTGCATCACCAAATTCTTTTTCTTTTAGACTAGTTAAAAAATTAATTATCCAATCTAAATTAGTAACTTTTTTATTATCTCTATCAAATAATAAAAACTTCCCCTTGTCTTTAATTGATAACAATACACAATTGTTATTTTTATCTTCTATAATATCTTCAATTTCATTCATCTTCAATCACCTACTGACTTTTTTTTTTATTATTTTACATAAATATATATTACTTTTTAGATAATCACCATTACTATTGCTCCTTATATATTCCTTTTCCGCTTCTTCTAAACTATCAAATTCATATACCCATGGATAATATCTTTCATCACCACAAACAACATATTTATCATTCATCATTCATCACCAATTTTCAACATCTTTTATTAGTTCATGTAATAATATAAAAAAACATAAAAGTGTTCCAATTCCTGATGTTATTGCTATTAATAGTATCATTCCCATCATTCATCACCTACCATAGTTTTCAAATATATTTCAAATTCATCTTCACTATCAAAATTATTTTTTTCATATAATTCATCTAATAAATCATCCCATGCTTCATCTAAAGTTCTAACCCATTCACAATCTTTGTGGAAATAATACCACACATAACCTTTTTCTAACGCAGATTCTAGCTCAGTTTTACTCACAAATATATTTTCATGTTCAGTACTATAATCAAGACATACTCCTTGTTCTGGAGTCCAATCATGTTTTAATAACAATCTGTTTTTTTGTTCATTTGAATATTTACTCATCATTCATCACCTACCACAATGGCAGTACTTTGTCAAGCACTGCTTTAAATTTACGCTCGTCTTCCTTAGCAATCAACTCATCGAACGTCCTCTTATAGAACTCATCCAATGGCTCATCATCAATGAGCTGGTTAGCGTAGGAATATGAACACCCATGACTTAAAGCTTGACCGCTATATTCATTGAATGATACGTCGAGTCCATAAAACCTGTTCTTTTCGTCAACATTAGAAATAAAGTATAGTTTATCTCTCGGTATCTCTTTGTTGTGTTTTGATAGTATTGCTTCGATTGTTCTCATCTTCTTCATTAACCTCATGTATAGTAGCGTGTCTCCAAAACTCATTTAGCTTCTTGCTTCACGTTCCCAGTCATTGACCATATTAATCCAATAAACCATGTGATACCAAACAGCCACCCAGTCAATATACTCATCACTGCGATTGCTAAACTATCATTATGCTTTCGTTGTACTGCCACTAGTGTTGGTAGCAGATAGATTAAAATTGATATTGTTGTTGCTACGCTCATTGTATATCCTCATAATAAATAACGGCAGTGTATAATATAGAATCACCACCAATATTTGATACTGTTGATGTGTGTGTTTGCGTAAACTTAACTCTGTGCGTTCTCATGAACTCATTAACTATCGCATCAAAGTGCATTATTGACCTATCTGATATTGTTTTAATTTGTATAGTCATTTTTAATAATCCTCCTAACCGTGTGTTCAATCACACCCTCATCAAAACATCGTTGCCCTGATGTTTTATCGGCATTGTTAAAATTATATTCTGAGTTGTACAGCTCGCTCACTATAAAATCAACCTCGTCGTCATTGTCAAACATCTCTATGATGTCTTCTTGAAAATGTTTATAGCAATCGTCGTATACTGTCAATTAAGCACCTTTAATATGTTTAAATCCAGTAAACTGACCTTGTTTAAAAATAGCAATATAGCCAAGTTCTTTGGCTTTTTGTTGAACGTCCTTTGTTGGCATCTCGTTATATATCGTGTTTATCATCATTGTCTAACCTCGTTTATTATGATAATAATAAAACACGTTTAATATATAAACATTACGTTTGTTTGTTAACAATTAAACGAACTTTACCTTCCCTTTCTCAGCCAATTCAGAGAAAGTCGTAAAACACATCCCAAAAGTCTTAGTAAAGGCAGCAACACGTACATCAATTCCATTGTCTAGCATCTTTTTGAATACTATAAGCTGGTAAGTGGTAAAATGCCGACTTAGATTCAGTGTATCACCGAACGCAGCCTTTACCTCAAACCAGTAAGTTATTCCTTCCCATACCACCATGTAATCAGGGAGGCCTACTGCACCACCCCTCCCGTTTGATTTCATGTCTGGTATCTTTTTTATTAACGCACCAGGATATTGAATCCTAGCCCATAACCTAAAATTTTCCTCGCTCTTTACCATCTTCATATACCTTGTAAGATTTTAGTTTTTTTAACTCAACGGCTAAACATCTAATGTCAATACCATGACTCAAATACTGACCGTAATACTTGTTCAACACGTTATACTGGTTGTCGCTCAGCCGTATGGGTTCATTGTCATAGACATTGATCAATGAATCACAATAACTACAAACACGTATAAACATCTCGTCTTCGTGATACCATGTAGCGTTTTTGAGCTTCTCTTCCAGTGTTTGTAGTGTTTTAATTAGATCAGCAGTCATCATTTATAATATGGAATGAATGTAGCCTGCATCTCCAATATTCCACCTTTTGGATGTGACTTGCCTTTGATTACCCAACCACCTACGTGTGCCGCAAGACCTAAATTTCTCATGAATGGTGTTTGGTTCTGAAATGTACCACCAAGGAACGCATGCACGTTTCTATAGAACATTTGTAACATCTTGTGATAATGCCCGATTAATAATATTTGCGGTTTTGTACCACCTGTCATAGCTTCAATGATCTTTTGTGGTTTATACGATAATGCGTAACTACTACCACCACCTGGGTGGATTAATCTTAGCGTTGCACCCTTTGCAATCTGAATGTCAGCTTCTTCTTGACCAAGATAAATTAAATCATCTCTTTTGCTCTCAATCAAATTACCAACATCAACACCTACGTTTTTCTTTGCCCACAAGCCATGATTACCTGTGATAAAATAAGTTACTGCCTCTTTATGATATGGGTAATCTTTTGTGACATCATCAACCTGTGCATCAACGCCCAGTGCATATTGCTCAAACATCATTCCTCTATGTACTGGTATTCCATCAACAATGTCTCCACCATGATAGAACTCTCTGACGCCGTGATCTTTGTATGCTTTCTTATAAAAATCGTTCAATGCTCCTTTATTGACCGATTTAGATCCAAAATGTGTATCACATACTAAGCCAATATTAAATGTATCAGTTTCGTTGTGCTTGTATTGTTTAATCCTATTGATCCTGGGGGATTTCATGCCCTTAACAATACGAGTAAGCTCTTCCTCTGTTAGGTTTTGCTTCTTTAAGTGCTTCAATAACTTTTCTTCAAGAGTCTGTTGTTTTCTTTTTGCCATCTTCTAAAATTTGTTCCAATTCTGAATCAAGCTTAACGATTAGTTCTTCGTCCTCAATAAGCGTATACAAGCTTGTGTCGTTGTATTTCGTGTAAGAAACAAGAGGTGAACACGGCACTGTTACTCCTATCGCTATTTTATACCACATTTTGTTACTGTCGGTGTAATAGAATTTATTGCTGTGGTATATTTCATTAGTTATTTCTAGTTTTGCCATCATTCACCCTATAATTATATTAAACAAAAAGTTTATTTAAAACCAGTGTTATTTTTTTCACGATCCAACCTAGCACGTTGTTCCGCTGCACGCTTCATATGTGATTTTGCTTTGCACGGGTCACATATTTTTGTGAACTTTGTTTGGTTTTTGAAAATGCAACCACACCTCTTACAATGTTTAATTTTACTTCACCTAATTTAAGTTATTCAGATTTAATGTATCACCATCAACAGAATATCCAGTTATGGTCATTTCTTCTATCTGTCTTTCATTTAGTGTGCCGCACACTATAGCTTTAGGTGTCGACGAGAACGGGTAACGTCTGTAAGTCACAAACGTTTCATGTCCAAACTCGTTACAATAAGTCATAGCTTCGTCGTCTGCCGCTGTGGTATACACACTAGATATAACCAACGCAGATATTGGTATTATTAGCAAGATAACTATAATTAAAAAAGTAATTATATTGTCGTTCATTCAAATACCTCTGTTCTTTTGTTCTTAATTTTTTTTATATATATCATTTTATTTTGTACCATCTATCATTACCTCGAAACTCTCTTTCATTATTTCCATACGCTGTGTGCTATGAGCAAACAACCATTTTGCCTGATCAACAAAATCATGTATCATAGCACCGTCTTTGCCATCGCACACCCTAAGCACTCTACCCATACGCTGTATAACTTTGATTGCACTCTTTCCACCTGATGCTAGTATTAAATGCCTCCATGACGGCACATCGACGCCCTGATCAAAGATAGACGTCGCTATTATGATGTCATGTTTAATATCAAATATGTTTTTAGATGTGCCATGTAAAAATACAGCGTCCTTGCCATAATATTTAAATTCCTCTAACAAAACCTCACCATGCTCGATACGGTCAACTAATATCAGAACGTTTTTCTTTGCCTCGGTTGCTATCTCGTATATCTTTTTATTTCGCTCATGATTGTTAATAATGTAATCACTGTACATCGTTTGGTAGTCTGCGTACTTATCAACATGATGTGACATCTTATGAAACACAACAGTCGCATCAGACAAGTAGCCGTCCTCTATTAGCTCACGTAGTGTTATTGAATGCACTATCTCACCAAGCACACCCTCCACTTTCAGGTTATCATTCTCACGTCGTTTCGCTGTTGCTGATAACCCTATCGTGATGGCGTCCTCCTTCAAGTTCATACCAATTTTCTGTAATGTTGCTGCTGCTGTTATATGGCACTCATCGAACGTGACGACGTCAAACTGCTGTATGTAGTTTCTGGATTTTAATCCTTGATACGTCCTCACAACAAACATTGGGTTATCTATCTGATCCTCCCATTGTTTTCTAAGGTATAGGCTCGGCACGATTATTAATGTTTTCAGGTCAAGTTGTTTCAATAGTTCTAAGCATGTTCGTGTCTTTCCTGCTCCTGTCGGTAGCTGTAGTATTCCACCCCTGTGTAGCACGAGTTTTGCTATTGCTCTTTGTTGATAGTACCTTAACCCCTTACCTTCTAGTTTTATGCTATCCATTAGTGCAGGTGGTTGGTTGTATGCGTATTGCACATTATTATTTTTGAACAGCCTTATGACTCTGTTCAGTAATCCAATTGGAAACCTCTGTCGTCCTGGTTGGTATAGTTTCACCCACGCCCACTCTGGGTTACCCATAAACTCTGCACCCGTTTTTTTATACGACAGTTCAGCGTTAAGTAAGTTAAGTACCCTTTGTGGTGGCTTTGGTTCGATGTGAATCCAACGTCCTTTTTGTTTTAACGTGTGCATTTTCAAAAAATAAAAATTACAAAGTAGATTGGGCTTCTGCCCAATTACCTGTTTTATCAACTGTTTTCCATGTACCATCAATTTTTGCTGATACTATGAATGGTTGTTCTTTTGAAGTTCTACCGTCTGCTACGTGTTTAATGTTTAGCTCGAACCCAAACTTCTTCACTAATTTTACTATTGCTTTTGTTTGTCCCAATACACACCAAGACGTGCAGTCGTATGTTTTACCAGTGTCATCATGAAACTTGTAATAATAATCAACTTTGGACAGTTTGATGTCCATGTTCTTATTAGTTTTAGGGTTCATAACTACAGTAGCGTCCTCTTTAGTAGCTTTCGTTAATTTAAAAGTTACTTCATCGCCTACTGCTGGTATTGGAATAAAGCTACCTTCTGATGATGTAAATTCATCAACTGATAGGCTGTCGTCCATAGTGTCTT